GTCATTGATATTAAAAGACCTCAAGATGGTATTCAAGAGATCAGATATATTGATCCGATGAAGATCAAGTTTGTAAGAGAAGAAAGAAAATCAAGTAAAAATAATTTAGTTACCCTACAAAGTCCCGCAGACGTTAAAAAAGACATTTACCCAGAAATTGATGAGTATTACGTCTATACTCCAAAACCAAACTATCCCACTGGAACTTTTTCTTCAGCAGGAAATACAAAGGGATCACTTAAAATCGCAAAAGACTCTGTTACTTATGTAACTTCTGGTCTCTTTGATAGAAATAAGGGAACTTGCCTCTCATATCTTCATAAAGCAATCAAGGCACTCAATCAGTTAAGAATGATTGAGGACTCTCTCGTTATCTACAGATTGTCTCGTGCTCCAGAACGTCGTATTTTCTACATTGACGTAGGTAATCTTCCTAAGGTAAAAGCAGAACAATACCTCAAAGAGGTTATGTCTCGCTATAGAAATAAACTTGTTTACGATGCGAACACTGGCGAAGTCCGCGATGATCGTAAATTTATGAGTATGATGGAAGATTTCTGGTTACCTCGCCGTGAAGGTGGTAGAGGAACTGAAATCACTACACTTCCTGGTGGACAAAACCTTGGAGAATTATCAGACGTTGAATATTTTCAGAAGAAACTTTACAGAGCACTTGGAGTTCCAGAATCAAGAATTGCTTCTGATGGTGGATTCAATTTAGGAAGATCTTCAGAGATTCTTCGTGATGAACTTAAATTTGCCAAATTCGTTGGTCGTTTAAGAAAGCGTTTTGCCAATATGTTTAGTGATATGTTGAAAACGCAATTGATTCTCAAAAACATTGTGTCTCCAGAGGACTGGGATAAAATTAATGATCATATTCAGTACGATTTCTTATATGATAATCAGTTTGCTGAACTCAAAGAATCCGAATTGTTAAATGAAAGACTTGGATTAGTGGCAACGATGGAACCTTATATTGGAAAATATTTCTCTGTTGAATACGTCCGCAAAAAAGTTCTTCGTCAAACTGATCAAGAAATTATTGATATTGATTCCCAAATTGAAAAAGAAATTGAAGATGGGATTATTCCAGATCCAAGTGCTGTTGATCCAATTACAGGAGAACCATTACCTCAAGGTGGTGAAATGGGTCCGATGGGTCAAGTTCCACAAGAACCAGACCTTGATAAACAAGGAGCAGTCACAGATGCTCAACTCCAAAAAGACGTTAAGACTGCTGAGATATAAATAGGCTTGAACTTTTTAAAATATTAAATGGAAGATCTTATTGACTTGATTGCTACTGATACTTCCGCAGCAGAGGTATCAGATCAAATTAAAAATATTCTCTATACAAAAGCAGCAGAAAGAGTTGATGCTTTTAGACCTCATGTTGCCACGACCATTTTTGGAGAGCAAGAACAAGAGTCTTCGGATGAAGCAGAGGAATAACTAAATAACTAATATAAACTTTTGAGTAGATATGTCCGCCTTTAAAATAGTACAAAAGATTGCTAAAGTTAGTGGAGGTTCCACTAGTGATCCAATATCTCTTCAATCTGGATATTTAAGAATTACTCCAGAGGCAGATGCTTATATTGAGATTGGTTACACACCAACTATTAGTACTTCTACAAGTCTGTGGTTAAAAGCGGGTGAAGTTGCTGTTATAAAAGAACCAGTAAGATCACAACCAGTGGTTGGGGTATCCACAGGAACTACTACTACAATTAGTCTACCTGGTGGAACTGGTTCTTGTGTTAGTGTTGGTGACTTTGTTGCTCTGACTGGTATTCAACCAGCAGGAATCAATACAACATTTGCCCAAGTTTCAAGCATTCTAAATACTGATCCAAGAAATGGATATCAGTCAGATAGAATTGTTTTAAGTTGGAACACATCAGCAATTACTGGTGTTATCACAGCAACAAGTAGTGCTGAAATAAGAAAAGCAGTTAAAGTCGCCACAAATTCAAGTGGTGTTACTCATATTACCGAAGTTCAAATTACAAATTCCCTCTAATGAAACTCATCACAGAAGAAATTCAAAAAGTAGAATTTATCGTAGAAGGCAAAGGATCTGCCAAAAAGATGTATATTGAAGGTGTTTTCCTCCAAGGAAACATCTGCAATAGAAATGGCAGAATGTATCCTATGGAAACTCTTTCACGTGAAGTAAAAAGATATGATGAGAGTTTCATTCAAAAGGGTCGTGCTTTAGGTGAACTCGGTCATCCAGATGGACCAACCGTAAATCTTGACCGCGTTTCTCATAAGATTGTTTCACTTACTCAAGAGGGAAATAATTTTAGAGGTAAAGCACAACTCCTTGAAACGCCAATGGGTAAAATTGCCAAATCCCTGATTGGTGAAGGTGTTTGCCTTGGCGTTTCTTCTCGTGGTGTTGGTTCATTAAAAATGACCAATGAAGGTCATAAAATTGTTGGCGAAGATTTTATGCTAGCAACCGCTGCTGATATCGTTGCCGATCCTTCTGCTCCTGACGCTTTTGTTCAGGGAATTATGGAAGGTAAAGAGTGGGTTTGGGAAGGTGGTATTCTTCGTGAAAAACTTGCCGAGCAAACTCAAAGAAGAATTAATACTCTTGTTGATCAAAAAAGACTTGAGGAGCATAAGTTAAATCTCTTCAATGAATTTTTGTCAAATCTATAATTTATAAATAAATATAGATTATATCAAAGATCTAAAACAAATGTCCGTTGGTAGCAATTTACAAGAAATGGAAAACGTAGTAACCAAAGGAGCAAAACCAGCCGAGCCAATGCCAAAGCTGACTACAGGCATTCCTGATGGTCAAACCGGCACTTGGGAAGATCTTGGCGGTCCTACTCCAGAGAATTATAGAGCAGATGATGATTCGGCTAAACTCAAAGAGCCTGGTGCAACACTTTCTCAAGTAAAGAATGTTGTTAACAAAGGTGCCAAGTCTGCTGATCCTATGAAAAAAATGTCAGAGGAAGCAGAGGACGAAGAAGAGGAAGCCACTGAAGAGGATCTAGAGGCTGAAGAGGCTCTAGAAACCGAAGCAGAAGAAGGTGAAGAGGAAGTTGAGGAAGAGTTCAGCGTAGAAGAGGATGTAAATGCTCTTCTAGAAGGCGAAGAACTTTCCGAAGAGTTCCAAGAAAAAGCACGTACCATTTTTGAAGCTGCTATCAAAACCAGAGTTGCTGAAATCAAAGAGCAACTTCAAGGTCAATATGAGGAGTCTTTGGTTGAGCAAGTACAAGCAATCAAAGAAGAGTTAACCGATAGAGTTGACGCATACCTTGAGTATGTTGCTGACGAGTGGTTCCAAGAAAATGCACTCGCAGTTGAGCACGGTCTGAAGACCGAAATGACCGAATCATTCCTCCAAGGAATGAAGGGTCTTTTTGAAGATCATTATGTAACAATCCCTGAAGATAAATATGATGTCATCGAGAGCATGGTAGATAAACTTGATGAAATGGAAGCAAAACTCAACGAGCAAATCGAAAGAAACGTTGCTCTGAATAGAAGATTAGCCGAGTCAGTTGCCGATGTAATCTTTGCAGAAGTCGCTGAGGGTCTAGCACTTTCTCAGAAGGACAAACTCGCTTCTCTTGCTGAAAATGTTGAGTTTGAAAGTGAAGCAGACTATCGTGAGAAGCTAGTAACGTTGAGGGAATCATATTTCCCAACAAACGCTGGTACTCAAAGAGACAATTCAGAGAATCTCTCTGAAGAGAACTCGTCCTCCAATTATCAACCAGTTTCTGGTTTAATGGAGTCATATCTTCAGACTCTGAATAGAGTTTCTAAAAAGTGATTTTTAGATTATAAATTCAAACTAAACTTTCAAAAGAGGTAAAATCAAATGCAAATGTTCAACCAAGAACATCTGCAGGAGAAGTGGGCACCCCTCCTAGACTACGAAGGTCTTGATCCAATCAAAGATTCACATCGTAGAATGGTAACTGCCGTTCTCCTGGAGAACCAAGAAAGAGCACTCCGCGAAGAGCGTGAGTTCCTTTACGAAACCCCAACCAGCAATACCAACAGTGGAGCTAGTGCTGGTTTCTCAGCTGGTGCTTCCTCACCAGTTGCCGGTTTCGACCCTGTTCTGATCTCCCTGATCAGACGTGCAATGCCTAACCTGGTTGCTTATGACCTGGCTGGCGTTCAACCAATGAATGGTCCTACTGGACTTATCTTCGCAATGCGTTCACGCTACACCAATCAAACTGGTTCAGAAGCTTTCTACAACGAAGTAGATTCTGCATATTCTGGTCAAAGCGCAAGCTTTAACCAAACCAATGGTTGGGTTGATGGTAGCGTTGGTCTTGGTACTACCGCACAACAAGGAACCAACCCTGGTCTCCTGAACCCAATCGCTAGCGCAACTGCTACTACCTACAACGTAGGTGAG